AATGAATAGTATTGAATCTGAATTTACTCAGTTAAAAGAAAGCACAATGGTTTCTAATGATATTGCTGTACTTTATGAAAAGATTAATGATTTAGAGATGGCAGCTTCTAATTTAGGCAGAGCTAATGAGCAAATTGCTTACCTACAATCAGAAATAAATAGTATAAGACAAGATGTTATGGATAGTGGTTGGGATTTAGACCAGAAATATATTCCAGAGAAGTGGGAATGGACAGATCTAAACAGTAAAGCTATCAGACTTGAAACACAAATTCAGGGATTAGAACAGAGAATGTGGGAACTAGATACACTTGATGACAGAATTACTTGGCTTGAAAGCAATAGATAATGTGTAAATGTACTTATCTTTGCTGTAGTTGTAGTTTGCATTGTAATAATTTTCAATAAAAATTTTTTATATAAGGTTTTTTGTCCACAGGGATATAAATTTTTATGTATATAATTAATTTATGGATTATATAGATGATATGTCTTTAGCTCTACCTAATCAACAACAAGTGGGAGAATCTAATGTTGATTTTAAGAGATTTCAATATTATTTAGGTTTAGGAGCTTCTAGAACACTTAAAAAAGTTTCTCAAAACTTCAGTTTGTCAGATAGGAGAATCTATCAAATCTCTGCTAAAAATCAATGGTTAGATAGAGTCAAAGCTATAAATAAAATGCTAAATGAGCAGATAATTAGTGAAGTTTTTGCTCAAGTAGGAGAAACAGCTAGAGATCTAGCAGATAATCTTAAGCCTTTAATATTTAGAATTATTAATGAAATAAATGAAAGAGATTTAGCATCTATGAATCCTACAGAACTTAAAGGAATCTTAGATATTTGTTATAAGATGATAAGTCAGATTTATGGTTTAGGACAACCTCAAGTAACAGTTAATCACATAGAACAACCACAGATAAGGTTTAAATGGGATTGGGAGCAGGATGATGAGCCAGATTATTGAGGCTACTCCACCTGATTTACACTCTGGACAAATAGAATTAATTAAAGCTCTTGATGAAAATAGATTTGTTATTGCAGTATGTGGCAGGAGATGGGGTAAAAGTACAGCTTCATTAGTTGCTGCTGCAGATCAGGCTATGAAAGGTTTAAAGGTATGGGTTATCTTTCCTGTATATCCACAAGCACTTGAAGCATGGTTAAATATAAAATCTTTGGTTAGACAATTACCAGATGGCTATGCAGAAACAAGAGAAGTAGAGAAAAGAGTTGTATTGCAAAATGGTGGATCTATACAGATTAAATCAGCTAATAAGCCTGAATCATTAAGAGGTGCAGGTGGTATTTCTTTAATTATCTTTGATGAGGCAGCTTATATGGAAAAAGAGACTTGGGAGACAGTTAGACCAATACTTAGTGATAGTTTAGGCAAAGCATTATTTATATCTACTCCTAATGGGATGAATTGGTTTTATGAACTCTATGACAATGCAAAAAGGAGAGATGATTGGAAAGTATTGCACTATGCAACAGAATCTAATCCAAATATCAACAGAGATGAGTTATCACAAGCTAGAGAGGAACTTGGATCTCTTGTCTATAGTCAGGAGTTCTTAGCAGAGTTTACAGAGGTAGGACACATGTTTAAGAGAGAATGGTTTAAGTATTATGACACTATTGCAGGAGATGATCCAGAATATATCTTAGGAGATGAAGTTGTAAAGCATTCTGAACTATCTATGTTTGGCACTATGGATACAGCTTTAAGTATTAAAGAAACTGCTGATTATTCAGTAATAATGACAGTTGGCTCAACTCCTAGTGGTAAGCTATTAGTAATGAATGTATTCAGAGCCAGACTAGAAGCTCCAGAGTTACTTCCACAGATAGAAGCAAAAATAAATGAATACAACATGTCTTGGTTGGGAGTGGAGGATTCTAGTTTTGGGCTTGGTATTATTCAGATGGCTAGAAGGCAGGGTTTGCCAATAAGGAATTTAAAGGCAGATAAGTCTAAAACTGCTAGAGCTGTTCCTGCTGCTGCAGGTGTAGAAAATGGCTCTATATGGTTTTTGAAAAATGCTAAATGGCTTGTAGAATTTGAAAGAGAATTAACTAGCTTTCCATCCTCTGGGAGTCATGATGATCAGGTGGATGCACTAGCTTATGCAGCTAGGTTTGGAATAGTTAGAAAGACAAATTGGAGTGTAACCTAATTGGGTATAAGAGATAATATCAGAGGCTTCTTTGCACAGGAGCAAACAGAAAAGAAAAATTATGGTAATTTCCCAACATCAAATATAGTTTTTCCATTTAATGCAGATGCAGGTTTCTTTAGTGGAGTCAATCAGATGTCTCCAGAGGGTAACTCTGCTGCATTAGCTTGTTTAAATGTTTTAGGAACTGCATTTAGTGAGCCACCTCTTAAAGTTTATTTAAAGACACAAGAGGGAGATGAGTATATTCCTAATCATCCTGCACAAGAATTATTAGACAATCCTAATCCAAATATGACTAGCTCATTAATGAATAACTACATTGTTACTTCTATAGCTGTTTATGGAGATGCTTTTTTACTTAAATTAAGAAATGATGCAGGAGCTGTAGTTCAATTAGTACCACTTCTTGCAGATATGGTTGAAGTTAAAGGTAATGAGCAACAGTTAATTACTAAGTATCAATATAAACAAAAAGGCAACACTTTAGAGATTATGCCTGAGGATATGATTCACTTAAGAGAAAGAATAGATCCTAGAAATCACAGGAGAGGCTTATCTCCATTAAGAAGTGTAATGGTTGAAGTATTAGGAGATGCAGCAGCTTCACAAATGGGTGCAGCTTTAGTTAAAAATACAGGTGTTCCTAGTGTTGTTATATCTCCAAAGAATGACTTATCTATGACAAGTGATGAAGCTGAGAACATAGCTGAGGTATTTGGTAGGAGATTTGGAGGAGAGAATAGAGGCAGACCATTAGTAATATCTGGTGGAGAGGTTGATATAAAAACTCTTTCCTTTAGCCCTAAAGATTTAGAGATAGGCAAACTTAGATACATCAATGAGGAGAGAATATCTGCTGTTTTAGGTGTTCCTGCAATATTAGCAGGACTAGGAGCAGGACTAGAAAGAGCAACATACTCTAATGCAAAAGAGTTAAGAGAGTTCTTTACTGAGCAAAAACTTATTCCTATGTGGAATCACTTTGCTAATGAATTTACTAAGCAATTATTACTACAAGATTTTGAGGACAATATAGATTACTGCTTTAAGTATGATATCTCTGATGTAAGAGCTTTAAGTCAGGATGAGGATGCAACTATGCAAAGAATAACACAGGGATTTAATGCAGGATTTGTAACTGTTAATGAAGCTAGACAAGCAACACAATTACCTCCACTAGATAATGGAGATTACTTTGTTAGAGATATGACTATTGCAGAAGTACCTGTAGATGGATCAGAAGTAACAATGTATCATGGCACAGAGTTTGCAGAAACTTCAATAGATTCAGAAGTTAAAGAAGTAGAGTTAGAGGAAAAAGCAGAAGTTATAGAACAGAAAGTAGATAAAGTTCCTAGCTATATTCAAAAGAATGCACAGAGAGGATTAGATCTCCTAGAGTTTGCAGGAGATGGTTTAACAGATAAAACTAAAAGAGAAGCTAGAGATATGGCTAATGGAAAGATTAGTGATAACAAAGTTGTAAGGATGGCAGCTTGGTTTGCTAGGCATGAGGGAGATTTAGACTCAGATAAAGCTAATGATTACTTAAATGGAGATAGTGATAGACCAACAGCAGGGCAGGTAGCTTGGTTGTTATGGGGTGGAGATATATCTAAATCTAACAAGATGAGAGCTGCTAATTGGGCAACTAAAGAAGCTGAGAAAGTAAAAGAGGAGAAATCAGACTTTCCTTTATATGGATGGCAAGAGCCAACAGTTAAATTCTTAGGATTACCTACAGTAAAACACTATAGATCAGAGATAGAAAAGAAAGAACTCTGGGAGGCTATAAATGGATTAGAGAATAGTTGGATAGACTATATGTCTAATATTTATGCCAAAGAGTTAAATAGACAAAAGAGAGGCTTAACTAAAGTTGCTAAAGGTAGTCATGACTTAGATGCACTAGAAACTAATGTAGATATATTCTTACAAAGCTCAAAGTTTGACAAAGAATTACTTCCATTGT